GTCTAGTTGCATTGAGGTTTGACGGACTACTGGAACAAGGAGTACACGATGTAATGCACTTCTTAGGAACGTCTAAACTAGAATGGGCTACATTGTTAACTGATATACAACGAGCAGTTCGTAAGTACCATAACCCAAACTTTATGGTTACATTTGATTGTGCAAGTCCTTTCCTTGCTACTGCTAACGGACAAATTTATTGCGAACTAGAAACACAAGATAGATCAAAGTGGGTGTATCGAATGGTGCCTAGTATCGACGATAAGGCAATGTCAACAGACACTACTCCTTTTAGTACTGCATTTGTACGTGAAGGTAAACACGGCAGTTTTAAAAACTCTCCTATTACAGACGGACTAGAAGCAAAAGACATTTGTATATATGGTCCCGGCGATCTTAATAAGATCGGTAAAGAAGGAAAGACTAGCTGGGATAGTTTTAGCTACGCATTACAGATGGGTCACAATGTTTGGAGTCATATTAATGCTGTGCAGGAAGCAAACAGGCAATATGACGCTGGCGTTGTTCCTAAAATGCTAGTGCAAGAAACTTTTGATAGAGTATACTTTAAAGATATTATAGAAGCAGTCTTTATGACAGATAATAGAGACGAAGCTAATGCAATTATTGAAGAGTATAGTAATTTTTGGATGTCGATTCCAGGTACTAGAGGTGCTATTGGAAAGAAAACAAGAAACTCAGGAACTTACTTTAATGCATTGTTTGACGAAGTTGTTGATCAAAATATTGAAAATGAGCTTGATGAAATAAAGTTAGAGAGCTTGGAAGATGAGCAAAGTTGATACATTAAAAAGACGTATAGAGACCTTAGAAAAAAAACATAAAGAACTTGACGTTACTATACAATCGTGTTATACTAATGTTAATATAGATGAAGAAGTTAGAAAGATGAAAACTCTAAAACTTTGGTACAAAGACGAAATGCACTTACTCAATCAACAACTTATACAGATGGTTTTAAAATGAAAAGAATTTATGAAACTGGACAAAAAGACGATGTTATATTCTTTACAGGAATAGAAATTGAAAAGACTCCTGCATATGGAATGAAAACTTTGTTTGTTACTGGCTTACGAGAAATAACACAAATAAGAGATTATGTTAAGCAAGAAAATTGTGAACATATCTTCTTTGGTGCTAATCATAGCTATACTCCTATAACATCAGAAGAGTTTCAAGACTGGGAGTATATGATCCAAACATTCTTAGATGACGGTATCTTATGTAGTTTAGATATTCCAAGCACTATTAATATGGAATGGTTCTTAGATGGCGGACTTATTGAACACGATGGCTTTATTCCGCAGATAAGAGTTGTAGTTCCTTATATCAAACAGTGGAACTATAACACTATGGTTAAGATTGATGACAAAGGTTTTGAAGAATCTAATCCAGGTGTTTGGTGTCATAGCTTGCATAGCTTAATGGATCATGAACAATTTACTCCGTGGAGTAAATATGGGCTTGACAAAGTACTAGAGTAGTACATAATGAAAAATGAAGTATACGAATCATACTATAACTACATGCGCCGTAGACTGAAAGAGGAAGAAACAAAAATGAAAATAAATACACAAGAACGAAGTATCTGGGTTACCTTTCGTAAAGAAGGTATTCACTTATACCCTGGAGCAGATAGTGATCCAAAATTGGCGACTGGAGACTGGGACGATGTTTCGTATCTTGGCTTTCCTCATCGTCACATCTTTCACTTCAGGGTGCGGATTGAAGTGTTCCACGATGATAGAGACATCGAATTCATCCAATTTAAACGCTGGATGGAAAGACTCTATAGTGGTGCTTCAAAGGATGAAGTGCTCGTTTTAGATCATATGTCATGTGAAATGATTGCTGATGAGCTATTTGAAAAAGTTTCTACAAAATACCCTGGCCGCTTTGTAGAAATTGAAGTCTCCGAAGATGGAGAAAATGGTTGCCAGATCTTTTACCCAAGAAACCTAAATTAAGGATTACTAAAATGAGCACGAACTTTCCCCCAGTCAACCAAGTATTTGACGATTTGGAGAAGTTTCAGGATTATTGCCGTTTTGAAGGAAAAGTTTTTAACGAAAAGTTCCTTTACAATGATAACGCTGCAGTTTGGCAGTCATACAAAAAATGGCAGTACTGGATGCAAAATAAAAACAAGAGAAATAATCGGAGGAATTAATGACAACTTATATTGTAGATATTGAGGCAGTAGATACTCGTTATACTAAGCAATGGAAAGAATACCTTCCTAAGCAACTGCGACATGCTACAAATAATGAAGTTATTGTTATCAGCGGTGGAGAAACTCCTCAGGCAACTACGCCTGGGGCGTTTCTCAACTTTGGCGGTACCAACGTTTATAAAAGTAAACAACTAGAAACTATCGGCGAAATGTTCTGCAATGGACAAGTTAAAGACGGCGACTATTTTCTTTATACTGATGCTTGGAACCCTACTGTAATTCAACTGCGTTATATGGCAGAACTATTAGGTGTTAATATTCGTATTGGTGGCTTGTGGCATGCTGGTAGTTATGATCCACAAGACTTCTTAGGAAGACTAATTGGAAATAAACCTTGGGTGCGTAATGCAGAAAGAAGTATGTTTGATTGCTACGACAATAACTTCTTTGCAAGTGAATTTCACATTGAGATGTTTACACAGGCATTACTAGACACTGATCTAAGAACTGCACAAATTAGATATATGCCTAGCGGTAAAATACAACGTGTAGGATGGCCTATGGAATATCTTGCTACATCATTAGAGCAATACAAAGGTATGCAAAAACGTGATTTAATCTTGTTTCCGCATAGAATTGCTCCTGAAAAACAAATTGATATCTTTAGAGATCTAAAAGAACAACTACCACAATATGAATTTGTTGTATGTCAAGATCAAGAACTTACTAAAAATGAATATCATAATTTATTAGGTGAAGCAAAGATAGTGTTTAGTGCTAACTTACAAGAAACACTCGGCATTAGTTGGTACGAAGGAGCACTTGTAGGAGCACTTCCAATGATGCCAGATCGACTAAGCTATAGTGAGATGGCGGTTTCAGAATTTAAATATCCTAGTAATTGGACTACTTCGATTAATGCATATACTAATAACAAAGATATGGTTATTGCAAAGGTTATTGACTATATAGAAAATTACGATGCATATTTACCTGCATTAGTTAAACAAGTAGATTTGTTAAAAACAAATTTCTTTTCGGGACAACTACTTTACGAGGGAATTAAACATGAATAATATAGATTTAACACCAGTATTTGGAGACTCTGCATTTACTACTGACACCGGTGGAGAATATACTATTAATATATCAGATGCTGCGCCAGGGCATGTAAGCACTATTACTCCTACTTATACATTTGATACTAATACCATTGGTACTGATTCTGACACCATTACTATTAGTGGTTATAACACTGTAAGTAATATGATAGACTTAGACGAAATTAATATTATGTGTGACGAGTATCCTGGATTAAAGAACGTATACGAAAAGTTTAAACATGTATACGATCTTGTTAAGCAAGATTGGATTGGTAAGCAAAATGAATCTAAGTAAAGGAGTAACCGTAATGCTTCTAATGACATTACTCAATGCGTGTTCTACTAGTGTTGCAATATTAGACGTAGCAGGAACAACAGCAATATACGCCGGAAAGACAGTTGTAAATACTGTAGATATGATAACACCAGATATTATTAATAAGGACTGACAATGATAAAGAAACATTTTTATAACTGGACTGATGTAGAAAATATGTGTGTACAGATTGTAACCGATATGTATACTAGTGGGTACCAGCCTGATTACATTGTAGGTATTACACGAGGAGGAAATGTCCCTGCTACTATTATTAGTAACATGACTGGTATACCTTGTGAAGCACTTAAAGTAAGTCTACGTGATGATAATAGAGACAGTGAAAGCAACTGTTGGATGGCTGAAGAAGCATTTGGTCACAATAATGAAAGTAGCACAGGAATAACAGGATCACGGTGGGACCTTAGTCTACGTAAGAAGATACTTATTGTAGATGATATTAACGATACTGGTGCTACATTTAATTGGATTAAAAAAGATTGGGAAAGTGGTTGTTATCCAGATAACGAAAGTTGGAATACAGTTTGGGGAGAAACAGTAAAGTTTGCTGTACTTACTGAAAATCTTGCTAGTGAGTTTGATCATACAAATTTTTATGCACACGAGATTAATAAAGCAGAAGATGACGTTTGGTTAGTATATCCGTGGGAAGCTGTTGGAAAATACGAATGACAGTACAAGATCAACGAAATTACATAGCATCTTTAGAAAAAAGTGTTAATGAAGAAATACTCCAATTAAAAAAGATGCAGGAAGTAAATGCTAAATTTTTAGATATGCAACCTATTAAAGAAAGTATATTTAGGAAACAACGACAAATTGCAAAATTAGCTAAGGAAATTAAAAATGGACTTTAAAGATGTACCGTGGACTCAAGTATTAATTGATACCAAGGAGTTTACTGTATATAAAGATGGGTATCCAGTAACAGAAGGACATGTTCTTTTTGTTCCTAAACAAGAAAACTGGCAGGGCCTCACTAAATGCTTTGAAGCAGCATATAAATGGGGATATGATTGGGTTGAACGTGGCTATTGTGATGCGTTCAACATAGGACAGAACGTTGGAATAGCAGCAGGTCAAACTGTTGAATATGCTCACGTTCATTTAATTCCGCGTCGAGAAGGAGATATGGAAGATCCTCGAGGTGGAGTAAGACATGTGATACCAAGCAAAGGCAATTATCGTAAAGATCAAGGTAAGCTGGACGAGGCTTGGGATACACAGGTAACACGTCAATGCAACTTTGACTTTTAACCCAAACTGGAGATAGGAAATGAATTTGAAGGAACAACTTGTAAAAGCGGCACGAATGCATGCCGAAGGAGAGCTTGAAAGAGCTAAAACTAATATTATGGTATATATGAATAATGCTACTGGTATTGGTGAACATAGTGACATTGTAGAAGCCATACAGGAAGAACTTGATAAAATGGCTCATGCAGAAGATCGTATTGAAATGTTAGAAAAATATTTTAGTACTTGACAAGAACCTAAATACAATGTATAATGTAAGTTATATTGTACATTGTATTTGGCAATCCACTGCCTAAACATCGGAGAATAAATTGAGTAAAACAGAACAAATTAAACTAAAATTAGAAGAAGCAGGCATCCGCTATTGGGCGGGTGATAACATCAGTGCAGTACTACAAGCTGGTGACAAAGAAGAACTTATTGACGAAGCATCTATTGCTTTCGAAGGTGTATTAGACGCACTATTAATTGACAGATTTAACGACCCTAATAGTAAAGGTACAGCAAGACGTCTTGCTAAAATGTACTTTACTGAAATTATGACAGGACGTTACGATGCTGCACCTAGTGCAACAGCATTTCCAAATGATAGTGATGAACGTTATGAAGGTATGCTAGTAGTACGTAGTGAACTAAAGAGTATGTGTTCACATCATCATCAGCCAGTAGCAGGCGTTGCATACATAGGCATTATTGCTGCAGATAAACTAATTGGGCTTAGTAAGTACACACGTATTGCACAATGGTGTGCTAGGCGTGGTACGTTACAAGAAGAACTTGCAAATGATATTGCTCGTGAAATACAACTAGCAACTAATGCAGAACACCTAGGTGTTTACATTCAAGCAACACACGGTTGTTGTGAGAACAGAGGCATTATGGCAACTAGTAGTCTTACACAAACAACAGTGCTTAAAGGTGCATTTAAAGATGATGCAGGCACTAAGAAAGAGTTCTTTGATAACATTAAATTACAACAGGAGTTTGCACGATGAAACTACGTTATAGCGAAGCGTTTTATAGCGTACAAGGTGAAGGTAAGTTTGTAGGAGTACCTAGTGTATTCCTACGTACATTTGGTTGTAACTTCCGTTGCATGAACTTTGGTCTTGATAACGAACCTAGTCGTGCAGAAAAGCACGAACAGGGTATTAAGCATAACGCAGAAGTTATGAATCTTATTGCTACTAACGTACATAAAGATACAAAAGAATTTAATGACTTACCTATTATTCATACTGGCTGTGATACATACGCAAGTATCTATCCTGAGTTTAAACACTTTAACAGACAAGCTGAAGTTGAAGAAGTAGTAGAACATTTACTATCATTACTTCCAGAAGGTAAGTGGACTATGAAGAATGGGCAAGATGTCCATTTAATTTTAACGGGTGGAGAACCGTTGCTTGCATGGCAACGTCTATACGTAGAATTGTTCGAACACCCACGTATGCAGGATTTAAAAAATGTTACATTTGAAACAAACACTACGCAACACTTACACGACGAGTTCTTTAATTATCTCAATGATCAGGACAGAATTCAAGTCACATGGAGTTGTAGCCCTAAGCTCTCCGTTAGTGGAGAATCTTGGGAAGACGCTATTAAGCCTGGTGTTGCTCATGAGTATTCCCTTGTTACTGATAGTGACATTTATCTTAAATTTGTTGTTGCTACTCGTGCAGATATTGATGAAGCTGGGAAAGCTGTTGCTGAGTATCGCAGCACCGGGCTCCAGTGTCCGGTATATCTTATGCCGATGGGAGGACGGTCGGAAGAGTATAATCTTAATGTTAAAGAAGTTGCTAACATCTGTATGGAAAAAGGCTGGCGATTCACCCCAAGACTACACATTTCACTCTTCGGAAATGCGTGGGGAACTTAAAAATAGTAAACAGTTGCAGACTGCAATGAAAAAACCAGTTAAAAAAAAGCCATTAGATGATGAACTAAGAGAAAAGGGATTGATATGAATAAAGTAAAAGATTGGTTTAATAAAGCAGTAGGCAAGAAGCCTGAGCCTACTACTAAACCTAAAAAACAAACAAATGAAGAAGTTAGACGAAAGACTTTAGATCTCGAAAAGGAAGCAGCAACTAAGGCTGGCGAACCTTGGGTTTCAGTTATTGATACACAAATTAATCCTAAAGATATTAAGAACGGATTCTTTGAACTCGATTGGAACAATGAATTTATTGAACAACTTCTTGATGCAGGATATAGCGGTGAAACTAACGAACAAATTGTCGACGCATGGTTTAAAACTATTGTTATACAAATGCTTGAAGAAGAAGGACAGACGACTGATAGAGGTATGGGTCATATTAAAGTTGTTCCGCTTGATAAGGATAAGTCAGAAGTTAGTTGACAAAAATAGATTTATATGTTATAATAATATTATTATAATTAAAAAGGCAAACTTATGAGCACATACATTCTAGTTGATACAGCAAATACTTTCTTTAGAGCAAGACACGTAATACGTGGCGATCTTGATACTAAAGTTGGTATGGCATTACATATAACACTTAATAGTGTTAAGAAAGCATGGAATGACTTTAATGCAGATCATGTTGTGTTTTGCTTAGAAGGCCGTAGCTGGCGCAAAGACTATTACGAGCCTTACAAACGTAATAGAAAAGTTGCTCGTGATGCACTAACAGAATCGCAACAAGAAGAAGATAAAGTATTCTGGGAAATATTTGATGAGTTTAAAGATTTTGTAACTACAAAGACTAACTGTACTGTTATGCAACATCCGCAGCTTGAAGCAGATGATTTAATTGCAGGTTGGACACAATCACACCCTAACGATCATTGTGTTATTATTAGTACTGATGGCGACTTTGCACAACTTGTTAGTCCTAATGTAACACAGTACAACGGTGTTAGTAATACTATTATTGCACATGATGGATACTTTGACGATAAGAAGAGACAGCCTATTATTGATAAAAAGACTAAAGAAATAAAGCCTGCTCCGCACCCCGAGTTTATGTTATTTGAAAAGTGCATGCGAGGCGACACAAGTGATAACGTGTTTAGTGCATATCCAGGTGTCCGTAAAAAAGGCACTAAGAACAAAGTAGGCTTAATTGAAGCGTTTGACGATAAACTTACAAAAGGCTATAACTGGAATAACATGATGCTACAGCGGTGGATAGATCATGAAGGCGTAGAACACCGTGTGTTAGATGACTACAATCGCAATGTTACACTGTGCGATCTTACTGCTCAGCCTGGCAATATTAGAAGTATTATTAATGATGTAATTGAAGATCATATGGTTGCTAAAGATATTACACAAGTAGGTATGAGACTAATGAAATTTTGTGCAAAATGGGATATGCAGCGAGTTGCAGATCAAGCGTCTTATTTTGCTGAACCCCTTAATGCGAGGTACCCCGAATGACAATAAAAGCAAAAGAAGTACTAGATGGCAAATTTTGGATTGTTGAAGATGAAGGTGTTAATATTGGTACACTATCCTTTGATGATGAAAAGTATATGCTAAACGACACATCTGGTAAATGTGTAATTTTTAATAACGAACAACAAGTAGCAAAGAACTTTGGTAGTAAGATCCAGTGGTCTAAATTAAACATTACTGAAACTGTACCTGTAGAAAGGTTAGTACACGGTATGCCTACAAGTTGCACTCCGTACAGTCCTATATATGATGTAGTACGTAAATTGCCAATGTTTAGCAAATCAAATAAATCTAAAAGTTTATATTGTGCTGGATACTTTATAATTCGATTTGATAAGGGCTGGGTTAAAAGTTTTTGTCCTAAGTTAATTACTATCGAACGGTATGAATGTAAAGGCCCGTTTAGAACAGAAATAGAAATGCGAACGGAGTTATCACGTGTCAACAACAACTGAGCCGTTAAACACTAGTGCTATTCAAAACTTTATTCAAATAGTAAAATCCGCTGAAGGTTCTAATGCCAAAGAAGTTAGACTTCCTATTGCACAAGCAAAGAATCTTGCATTTACTCTTGGTATTACAATGGCTCGATTACACGGAGATTTAGAAAAACTTGTAAAAGAAAGTAGATCAAATACTGAGGAAGTAATTGAAGTGAACATGAATATGGGCGGCAAGTGGTAAACATTTAAAATGAACAGTGTAGGAGTACTACTAAGTGGAGCTGGCTCTAATTTAACTGCAATGATTAACAACGGCATTGATGTTAAATTTGTTGTATCAAATAAACAACATGCATACGGGTTAGATATTGCCGAAGAAGCAAATATTCCTATATACTGTTGGCAAAGTTTAACAGAACTAGAAGAACAGGCATCTAAGCTAGTTATACAATATAATACTAAGTTACTAGTACTTGCAGGGTTTATGAGATTATTAAGCAAGCAATTTGTGCAATCAATGCCAAGTAACAGTATTATAAATATTCATCCATCATTGTTACCTGCGTTTGCAGGTGCTAACGCTATTGAACAAGCATTAGAGTATGGAGTTAAATATACTGGTGTGACTATACATTATGTTGATGAAGGGATGGATACAGGGTCTATTATAGACCAAGAAATATTAGAGATAGATAAAAATGACACACTTAACACATTACATAATCGAATACAAACGATAGAACATAAATTGTATCCGTATACAATTAAGTACCTACTTAATGAAAAGAATGGCGATGAACAATGAATGACGAACAGAAAAAAATATTTAAACAAAAATTAAAAGACGAAAAAATATGGTGGTGTCCTTTACCATGGACTCATATTTTTTCTAGTCTAAGCGGTAGATACGCACCTTGTTACGATGCTAAACAACCAAGTGAAGTTATTGGTACAGATTATGAAATGGAGGACACAACTATTGATGAATGGTACACTTCTGATTTTTTAAATTTGTTACGAACACAAATGTTAAATGAAAATTATGAAGACGACTTTGTTAATATATATGGTGATAAAATAAATTTTTTTGATAAGGTCTGTACAGGTTGTAGAAAGCAAGAAAAATTATATGGGCGTTCAGACAGACAAAAATATGTTGAACAAGTATTAGCAGGAACATTTGATAACAAAGTGCCAGAGTTATTAAGAGCAGTACAAAAGTTTCAAAAAGAAGGCAAGATTGATTTAGATGAAAGAATACTAGATATTAAAATGAAGATGTTTGGTAATACTTGTAATTTAGATTGTTATATGTGTACACCTAGAAGTGCTAACACAAGAACTATATCACTAAAAAAAATAGGTAAAGTTTTTGATCCTGATTTAGATCCTAAAGATGGTGAGCGTATGAATACAATGAAGCATGACGAAGAACAATATTTAAATGACGTAGCTTCAGTAGCAAAATATACAAGGTCAATTAAGTTGATAGGTGGCGAACCTTTAGTTATGAAAAATCATTATAAACTTTTAGACAAACTAGTACAATCAGGATATTCAGAAGGTATCAATCTCATATATAAAACTAATCTATCTGTATTTAAAATGGATAATTATGACTTTAGAAATTATTGGGGACAGTTTCAAGAGTTTGTTATGAAAATATCTATTGATAGTTATGGCGAATACAATGATTATATAAGAAAGAAATCTGATTGGTCACAATTAATTAATAACATGATGGTAATGAAAGAAAGAAAAGATAGTAGAGTAAATGTTCATAGTGTTGTATCTTTTTTAAGTGTAATGCACATTTGGCAGCTTCAAGACTATTTAAAAACTTTAGATATACCTCACACCTATTATATTATACAGCATCCCGCAATATTACAAGTTAAAAATTTACCTTTGGAAATTAAACAAAATCTTATACCATATTATAAAGACTACCCCAACATTGTAAGATCATTAGAACAAGAACAAGATAAATCGCAATTTATAAAAACAATTGAATACTGTCAAGCTCTAGACCGTAATCATAATAATTATAAATTATTTGAGTTATATCCTGAACTTGAAAAATATTATAAAGAAGCACTCGAATACATACCACTAAATAATCTGTAACTGCATACAATTAAGTACCTACTTAATGAAAAAAATGGATAAATATATACGTAGTTAACTATTAAGGATTACGTATATGAGTAGACCAAAGCCAAATATATTATTAGAACACGTAGATAGAAGAAGCTATAAAAGCGAACAGATTCTAGAAGCTGATGCAATTTGGGCAGTGTTCTTTAAAAGCAAACCATTTAATCTAAAGACACAAAATATTCTTACTAGCTATCCAGGTCCAAAGTATAAAAAAGTGTCTTTTAGCAATCCCGGACACGCTATTAATCTATCTAAAAAACTAAACGAAACATTTAACTGTTCTGATTTTACAGTTGTAAAATTAGTTAACGGCGAAGAAGTTGTTGACTTATGAACTGGAAAGAGATATATACTAAGATATTTTTAAAAGAGTTTGGTAAATCAGTTAACGAATCTACAATGCAAGAGTATATGCCAGTATGGTGGCAGAATAATAGAAGCAAAGACAAAGGCGGCTTGCGACTTACTGATCAAGGAATACAGTTTATAACTGAAGAGATTGATCTAACTACCTACGAAGTACCCTTTCCAAAAGACTTTGTATTAACATCAAACACATTAGTCTGGTTAGACGAGTTTATTGACTGTCCTTATTGGCTAGGCAAGCACGGAATGATAGTTACGAACGAAAAGAAGGCACTCGAACTGCATCTTTTCTCTGGTGATGTTAAAAAATATGGCATAAACAAAGCACTAAATAGACAAAAAAACTCTTGACTTTTCCTTTAATGATGCTATACTATATGTATAGTTAGAAGTAGGCACTGAAACTTAAAGAGGAATACAATATGTCTGAAGCAGTTATGACACGTACTGTTAGCCCTAACAAGGCTAAAAAGAGCATTCTTAGAGCGTTTAAGAAAAAACGTCCACTATTTTTATGGGGACCTCCAGGAATTGGTAAATCTGATATTGTTGGACAGGTTACTAACTCACTTTTAAATAGCCATCTTATTGATATCCGATTGTCACTATGGGATCCTACAGATATTAAAGGTATGCCATATTACTCAGCAACCGATAATACTATGAAATGGGCTGCGCCATCAGAGCTTCCAACAGAGGAGTTTGCGGCACAATACGATCATATTGTATTGTTCTTAGACGAAATGAACTCAGCAGCTCCTGCTGTACAAGCGGCTGCATATCAACTTATTCTTAATCGTCGAGTAGGACAATATAAACTACCTGACAATGTTCTTATTGTTGCGGCTGGTAACAGAGAAGCAGATAAAGGCGTTACTTATAGAATGCCTGCTCCGTTAGCTAACCGTTTTGTTCACTTAGAACTAGCTGTAGATTTTGACGATTGGTTTGAATGGGCAATTAAAAACGACCAACACCGCGATGTTGTTGGTTATTTAACTTTTAGCAAGAAAGACTTATATGACTTTGATCCAAAAAGTCCAAGTCGTTCTTTTGCTACACCTCGTTCTTGGTCATTTGTATCCGAACTTTTAGAGGATGACGATGATGAGAATACCACTATAGATTTAGTTAGTGGTGCAGTTGGCGAAGGCCTTGCTGTCAAATTTAATGCTCACCGTAAAGTTGCATCGAGCATGCCTAACCCAAGTGATATATTGGAAGGTAAAGTAAAAGAGCTGAAGACTAAAGAAATCAGTGCCATGTATTCCTTAACAGTCTCACTCTGTTACGAGCTAAAAGAAGCATCAGACAAGAACGACAAGAAGTTTGATGCTAAAGTAAATAACTTCCTAAGATTTTCAATGGACAATTTTGATACTGAATTGGTTGTAATGGGCATTAAACTTGCTCTTACTCAATACGGTTTACCAATTGATCCAGACGAA